GCCAGGTACTTGCCGGCATATCTTTGTACCGACATCAAAGAAACCTGCTGCCCGTTTTCTTTGAGATAAGCGACAATATCCTTGTAGTAATATTGCCGGCTTACCAGCATTTGTTCGACCGTGTATCTCAACTCGGGCGGCAGTTTATCAATTTTCCCAATACTGCGCTTTCTTGGCTTTTCACCATTCATTTAACCCAGCCTCACTAGAGAATCGTCCGACTTTCCCCACAGCAGCCGGTAGCCTCTCTCGCCTATACAGGCTTCCAGGGCGGTATATTCGGCGTCTGCCAGCCCGGCGCGTTCCTTGCTTTCGATTTCCCGGAGCTCAATGTATCCCTCCATTTGCAGGTAGTTCACGCTGTCCAGGAATTGCTGCTCGGTCAGCTCGGAGTATACCTGCCTAGCCAGCTTCAATTTGACGTATCCCTGCCCCAGCAGGTCAATGTCCATGAGCACCCTGCCGTTGCTTTCCATAAAGTTGCCGGCCCGCATTTTTTGCAGCACCCCCGCCGGCACTTCCACGGCGTTATCCGGAACCACGCCCGCCAGCAGCCGGATTCCCTTGCTGCTGACGATGCCCTCCAGGGAAGAGTAGTTTTCATCGGTCAGGCCCACCTCGACTTTGCCGCCGGTCTTTCGCAGGAGGATGTACCCGGCCCGCTGCAGGAAGTTTGTGGAGACAAGAAAGTCCGCTTCGCTCATATTGTCCAGGGCGCGGGAAACGCTTTTCAGCCCGATGTACTTGTGGCGCAGCAGGTTAATCCCATTCAGCACACAGCCATTGTTTTCACTGTGGTTCGCGGCGCGGAATTTTTTGAGCAGTTCATCCCTGTTTTCCATTTCCATAGCCTCCCTTTTCCTTAATCAGCAATTCGTATACCTTATCCACAGACCGGGCCAGATCAGCTATAGCGCGGTGAAAATCATCCTTGCGTACGCTATTTTCCTTTATGTCCGCCACATCGTCAACCAGCTTTTTGTAATCGTCCCGGAGTTCGCCCTTGATCTCTTTCAGCTCACCCTTGGTGACATAGGTGCGCTTGATCTCGTTGATGTCCTTGTCGTGGGCCTCGGTCTTATCCCCTGCCCGCAGCTCCGCCCGCGTCTTTTCCAGATCATCCTTTGTGGCGAAAGTCTCCTTGATAGTCTGGATATTCTTGCCATGGTCGTCGACGTTGCTCATCGTTCGTTTCAGAAAGAAAGTGATAAGCGCAATCGCCAGGCCCCCAAGCGTTCCGATTATACCAAAAACGGCCAGGATGGCGGACCATTCAAATTCTGATAATTGCATTTGCAAAGCCCCTTAAAAAGAAATAAGGTAGAGCTGTGATACTATCACAAGTCTACCTTATCAATGAATATTGTTGTAGATGAAGCGATTCTAAAATTTAAATCAATCTGATACGGATCGCTGGGCATTGTACTCCTCCCAGGAAATCTGCTCCCGGAGCGGCGCGTTTTTCTTCTGCTGTATCACATGGGAAACCAGCTTGTATATAGTCCGGGTGGAGAGGTCGTATTCGGCGGCCAGCTCGGAATAATTGTAGCCGTTGAACTTCTCCAGAATTTCCTTGTCGCGGTTGGGCCGGAGCAGCTCTGTGTATTTCTGTATGTACAGGAGGTTCCCGCCATAACGCCGCACCAGCTTCAGGTAACAGTCCATACCAATCAGCTCCGCAATTTCCTGTTGGTTCTCGGATAGGTTTTCCATTACAATGTTCGGATCAATACTCATCCGACACCACTCCTTGCCTGGGCCTTGCGCCGGGCGCTTTCCAGATACCCTTTGATGATCTCGATCAGCTTCAGACCGTGCCGGTAGGTCAACCAGGCGTAGGGGTCCTGTTCGGTGGCCGTAATCTTCAGCTCCCGCCGAATGATCCCGGTCACCCGCTTTTCAATGGTGGCATAGTTAGGCGTCTCATCCAGCTTGCGCAACTCACACATGAGGGCAATGATCTTGCGCTGCTGGCCGATGGAGACGCCACCCGGCTTCTCGGTGGGTTCTTTCCGGGATGGGGAAGCCGTGGCCCCGAAGCGGCCGCGATGTTTTAGCTCCGAGATTACCTTATTCGCTTCATCGAAGGTAAGCTCTTTCATGGATGTCCGCCCGGTAATCCCGTCCACCAGCAGGTGCAGGTCATCATCCCCGTCCGGGCTGTGGGTGGACATTCCCAATTCACGAGCGAAGCCGTAAATACTTCTGCGTTGCCATTCGGCCATCATTTTCACCGCTGCCATATCAGTAACCTCCTATTGTTATTATAGCCTGCCTCATCAGCGCCGGGCGGCCAGTCCCGACGGACGGGGCCATGCCCCGTTTCGGCTATGGAGCGTTATCATCCATTTGACATGTAAACGTAATAGCTTCTATTGGGGTATTTGTCATTGATTGTAACAGCATTTCGGCGTTGTCTATCAAAAAGCATTTTATACCAGGACTGTGGTAGCGTTGACTCACAAATGCGTCATAAGTTATTGGAAAGCGAATGCTTAAATCCATTTCTACTGCAAGTTTAGCAACTCTTTCCGCTTCGGTTTTATTATGCACAATGATATAACCGCCATTTCTGTGAGCTTCTTGTATTAGCCGCGCTGTCTTTCCGCTGTGCCGGGGCAATGAAATTATTTTCATAGTCATACCTCTGACAACTCAAACGCCACCTTCGGTGTTTCCTCTACGACAATGGCGCCGTCGATTAGCTTCATTGTCTCGTCCATCGCCGCCGGGTCCTCTTTGTTGTTGACCTTCATCAACTGGAGGAAGCTCTCCCAAACGGCGGCCTCGGATATAAAGTAAGCGTACTGTTCCGCCGATTCCTCATCAAAACCACCGATGGCCATGAGGTTTTTCTTGTCAGTATCGTAATTGGCGCCCTTCAGCTTTTTGCCCAGCGCCTGCTTTGCCTTGTCGTCGCAGGGGAGCTGGGCGATCACCTCGGCCACCGTCATCCGGCTGTATCCCTTGGTCCAGATACCGGCCAGCATCCGGGAAGCCGGGGCGGACAGCTTGCACTTGACGTCCTCGGTCACCGCGTCCTTGTAGGCATCCCCAAATATAACCTTCAGGTAAGACGGATAAGTGATGTTGACCTTCTCCGCCATGGTGGCGGTCACCTTACCGCCGGTGCTGGTGTAGGACACGGTCTTGCGCTTGGTGTCCGCAAGGTCTTCCTGGCACCGCTTCAGGAAGAAGCCCTCCAACTCCGCCCACTCGGTTTTCAGAGCTTCCTGCTGCCGTTTGATATCGGCCATGCGGCTGATTTTCTTGCAAATTTGCTCCGCTTGCATTTCTTGGTCACTCTTGACTCGCAAATTGGTACCATTAGAAATACTATTCTCCATGTTGCTCCAGCTCCTTTCTCAGCGCGCTCCTGCAGGCGGGGCAGATATCCATGTGCGCTATATTTACAACGCCGTCCGGGCGGCCGCAGAACCGGCACACGGGCACATGGGGCTTCACCAGGATACCATCCTGGACTGTCTCCATGTCCACGGCCATGCCGGAGAAAAAGCCGGTCTCGGCCCGCATGTCCTTGGGGATGGTTAACCCCGATTTGCTGGTCAGCTTCTTTGATTTTTTCATTCGGATTGCCTCCTTCATATATATTGATCCTCTTATGGAGCCGTCCGGCTCCGGTCCATATTGACAATTACCTGTTCCGGGGATATACTATAGGTGCATTCAGTTTATCCATTCCGCCGATTGAGGTTGCCGCCTCGTTGGCGGTCTTTTTTTGCCGCTGTGCTGCATATGTAACGCGGGATTTCGTGCAGATCAGGTATACTCCCAGGGGGAGAAGTAAAAGTACCACGGTAATGTCCCGCTCCTCCATCGTTGTGCTATGGGCCGCCAATATCACGATCAGGATGGAGAGCAGCACCAGGATCACGCCGCAGATACGTTGTTGTTTCATCTGCTTTAAACCGTCCTTTCCGGGCCTTTAAACGCCCTTTAATACATTATGATCTTCATTTCCCTGGCCATGGCCAGCAGCCCCTCGTAGCTGGTGTCCTCGTTGTCCAGGGCGTTGCTGTACAGGTTGACCGTCCCCCGGACGCCCTGTTCACTCTGCGCGATCACATGAAGCAGCTCAATTTCCTTGTCCTGGCCGACCAGCGCCGGGAACAGCAGCCGCATATCCTGCTTGGTGATGTGGGTGGTGTGGCGGATCTCAGTAAACTTGGTGCGGTTTTTGATCTGCGCGAAAGATTCCCGGCTCCGCCCGCCCCGGTTGGATACCGTCTCGGCGTTGCCGATCAGGATGATGCCCAGGTCATGGTTCCCGTCGAAAAAGGCCCGGATGGATTCAATGGTCTTGATGGGCAGATGCTGGGCCTCGTCGATGATGAGTACTTTCTTGCCGCCCCGCAGCTGCTCGTCGATCTCAAACCACATATCGTCCTTTCGGCCTGTGGGCACCTTGAGGCGGCGGCAAAGGAGCTTCAAAAAAGCGGTGATGCTCACCAGGCAGGGGTTAACTGTGACCTTTACCGAGGTGTTGGGATAATCGTCCACATATTTCTCCGCCGCCTTGGTCTTGCCTATGCCGGCGTCGCCGCACTCAATGGCTAGGCCGCCTTTCAAGTGACAGATTCGGATGGTGTCGTAGACCTGCCGGGAAATGCTGGTGGACACATAGTCGGACGCCTGGTGCAGAGTGGCGGCCTCCTCCCGGTTTCCGAATACTTCCTGGAGGCGGCGCTCCAGCTTTTCCACGTCGCCGGCGTACTTGCCGGTGCGGTACGTACTGAGGGTCCCGGTACTGTAGCCGATGAGGGCGGCGGCCTTGGTCTGGTTGCCGACCTCCACGATGTACTCCTCCAGCTTTTGCTGCAATAGAGGGTCAAACTGCTTTGCCATACAATCCCTACCTTTCGTTATTCTGAATCATCCTGCTTCTATCAATGACCACACCGCCGTCGGTGCCGGTTGCGGCGATCCGCTGCACGGTTTCCTCCGGGCGGACCAGCTCCACCACCTGGGCGCTGGGCGCCAGCAGCCCCTCCCGGTTGATGTTGGCGGCCCGGACGATGATGTCCAGTGCGTTGATGTGCCCATATTGGGAGACAACCTTTTCCCTTGCGATATTGGCCTCCTGTTTCGCCAGACGCTGCCAGCGGCGTTTTGTTGACATTGCCTCCTTGAGTCCGTCCTTGGTGGCGAAGTAGGTCTCCATGATATCCTGGCGCAGGGGCGCGGTCTTGAGGAAAGCTTCGTTTTCGTCGTAGACGCGGACCTCGTTCATGACCTCCGGGTCGTAGCGGACAAACACTTTCTTACCCTGCATCAACAGCAGCTCATCGTCAAAGTAGTAGATTTTTTCGCCGCTGATGGTGACATATACGCCGTTCCGGCCCACCGTCTGCATTTGGGTGCTGCGCATCATCATCAGGTTAAGGTCGTCCTCGGCGGCCTTGCGCACCACGGTGGGCAGGTGATCTCTGTATACCTCCAGCTTGGTTTTGCCCCGATCTGCCGTCACCTTGCCGTTGTAGGGCTGGCAGTTGAAGTAGCCGTCGATCATGCTTTCCACCACCGCATATAGATCGCTGTCGGTGGGGATTTTCCCATCTTTCAGCTTGGCCTTGAGTTTTTCCGGCTTCACCACCACATTGCTGCCCACATAGGTGTCGAACAGCTGGGCAAGGAATGTGAAGTTCCTGAACTCCCGCTCAATGGTCTTGGCTTGGCCGTTGCGGGGCAGGGCGTTGGTCATGGTGATGCCCAGGCGGGACAGGATCGGCGTGGGGAGCTTGATCTGTACCTTTCGGGTACGGGTGCGGTGGCCCATACCGCCGATATCGTGGTTGAGGTACTCCCGCCCGTTGTCCACATAGAGGTAGCGGGGGACGCCGTACCGCATGATCGCTTTGCGCAGGGCCAGCAGCGTGGCGTCGGAGCTGGGGTTGTCGGTGAGTACCCATCCCACATAGATGCCGCTGCGGGCGTCGATGAAAGCGGAGAGGGTCAGGCGGTGCTGCCGCTCCTTGCCGTCCTCGGATTTGGTGATCACGTCAATGCGGTGGCCGTCCGCGATCCAGTAGTCATTGCTGGCCATATCGTCGTACAGACGGTCCACAAAGATGCCGTAACGGTCGTTGAACGCCTTGTCACCCTCGCGGGCCAGGCAGGCTACCGGCGCGGCCATGGCCGTGGCCCAGCGGTGCGCCGTGGCGTAGGACGGCAGCTCCGGCAGCAATTCTGGGCGCTCCAACCGTAAAAAATCCCTTGTGATTTCATAGCACTTCTTGATGCTGAGCGCCCGCTCGTCTAGGTAAAAATACTCGAACAAGTCGCGTATTTCCCTGGGGATCTCCGACCGGCCTCTGTTGGCCTGGCCGCGATTGTCCGCCATATCATCCCACTCCTTATTCTTAAATGCCGCCCAGCGGCGGTACAGGGTCTTGATGGAAATGTCCAGCCCCTCCTGCCGGAGGAAAGCGGCGTCCGCCTCGGCCAGGGGACCGGTGTATGTATGCCGGAAGTCCTGCCACTGCTCCAGCAGCCGCACCCACCTGTCGATCTGTTCCCGCTGCGCCTTGCTGTAGAACTCCAGCGGGCGGATTACCTTCAGCGGTTCAGGCTTTCCCGATCCGCACAGTTCCGCCGGTGGATTCATGCCGTGCTGTTTGTACCATTTTCGCTGCAGGGGAGCGTCCAGGGCGGACAGGGGGATCAGGTATTTTTTTCTGCCCTTTTCATTGATTCCGTCCTGATGTCCGAGCGCGTTTTCAAATGCAAGCCTTTTTATATATCGCTCACTGCACCCTTTCAGGGACGCCACATCTTTCACGGTAAGGAGTTCCAACTGCTTCACCTGCCTTTGTGGTGGTCTGGCCTGCCATCATCAGCACCGGGAGGCCGTTTCCGGTGGACGGAGCTTTGCGCCCCGTTTCGGCTAAAAGTAGCGAGGGTTGTTTATTTTGCGGCATATCTCACAATCCAAATCCAGAAATTCTCTTTGATGTGATGGAAAAAGGTTATATGCAAGCTCGGCCATGCCTTTGGCGATGAATAACTGATGCCTGGGGGAAAATCCGATCATTCCGTCCGCTTTGTCGATGGCATCACGAATTTTCTTGATTGTGGACTCGGCTGAAAACTCGTTATTGTTATTCATAATGAAATCTCCTGAACTAAAGATTTGGGTATTGTCCTATGTTGGCTAGTGTACCGGCTGACAACAATCAAATGCTCGGGAGTGTTCTTGCTGATCAGCCAGTCGGCGGGGTCAAAGCCGAAGCGCCGTAAAATGTCTTTCTGCTCCCTGCTGGGGCGTTTGCCGTGTTTCATAGCGGACACCCTTTCTATTGTGATATACTGCTTACAAGCGCCGATAGAGCTGTGGGCCAAAACCCCCAAAGGAGGTAGAAATTTGAAAATCTATGCATCTGTTATGCTGGATTCAAGAGAAAAAATGGAAGATTTCTTGAGTCTTGGATGGGAAACGGCTAGTACAGGCTGGATTCAACTAGCTGATGGTGAGCAGGTTGGAATGAAATATACGGTCATATGGCGTCAGAATTGCCAGCCTCCATATCCCCGGTCAACTCGCCAAGAAGCCCCTCAACCATAATCGGGGTTAATTCCAAACGAATTCCATACTGGAGAGCCCCTTTTACAATTTGATCTTTGAAAGAAGCGATCGCTGGATCATCGGGGTTAAGCTTCAGCATTTGCACCTGCTCCTCAAAATGAGCTTGTAATTGTTTGCATTGCTCATGCATGTCGTTGATTAAAACTGACCAAAAAGAAATGAAATCCATATGGCCCCTTTCCAGGCCCGCAGCTCTATCGGCGCTTGTTGGAGTTTGGCGTGTCGCATTCCAGCGGCTGCTGTCAATGAGCGGCAAATGGGTTTGCACCGGCTACAACATGATTAAGTAGTCGAAAAAATTTCCTGTTAGTTACCAGCTAACAGTGACCGAACATAAACCTAAGACACTGGCCCGCAGCTCTATCGGCGCTTATCCTAGCGGGTGAGTTCACAATTCATCTGTATCCACCATGCGCTTGGCATACCTTTGAACTGCCATAACGGAAAGGGTAACTCCGTATGTGGAAAGGTGCTCCACAATATCCAAATAGGTATACTGGCCGCTGCAAAGCATGTCTTCCACTTCCCTGCGCAGATCAACATCCAGTTTCCCAATGATGCTGGGAGGACGTTTCCGGCAGGCATATGGATTCCGTTTTATAACCGGAATGGGTTCATTGGGAACTGAATCAGGGTGAGATGCAGTAGTCCGTGTGATAATCGGTAAAAGCTGTTGAATGACTTCCGCAACAGTAAAGGCGGCGGTCTTTTGAATAATCTCTGTCAACTGATCCAAGGGGATAATCGGGTGGGCGCTGTATGCACCCTGTTTGCGGATGGCGGGCAGTACCTCATCCATAACCCACCGTTCAAACAGCTCGGCGGCCGGGAGTTTGCTGTGGGTAATGAGGCGGTAGAGGTCGCCCTCGGGGATGAAGTTCATTTGTACTGTCTGATATGCTGGTGTTCCATCGGCTCTCTTTCCTGTTTCTACCCCTACTCCCTGTTTTAGGGAGTACCGGCAATGCTGCTTGATTGCATTGTGCGGTTTAGCATAACCTAGTATCTTGGCACAGGCCGTTGCGGGGAAATATTCTCTACCATCAATGGTCAACACGCCGATCTCGCCGAATTCGCTGTTTTGGAACACCTTTAACTCGTTCATGGCGGACATCCTTTCTATTTGTGATATACTGCTTACATGCGCCGATAGAGCTGCGGGCCAGAATCCACCTTGATAGGAGGTGGAGCGGTGGAAAAACGAGTGGTAATAAATCCTCGAATTGGATTCGGTTTCGGCAACGTAGCCGAGATTGGATTCGATAAGCGGATCGAAGTTCAGAAAGAAGTCCCAAACACTTCTTCTGATGAGATTCCTGTCATCGACAACTGACAGTGACCGAACGTAAACCCCTTAACACTGGCCCGCAGCTCTATCGGCGCTTGTTGTGCGGCTGACTGGCGTTTTCATTGACTTCAAAGAATAGCGTCCAATCGAAATCCAGAATAGATGCTATCTTTTTTGCAACCTCATAGGACGGGCGGCGCAATCCGTTCTCAATGTAGTTGTAAAACTGGTGGGTAATATTTGCTTTTTCAGCTACTTCTTTTTGCGATAACCCTTTAGTTTTTCGATATTTACGTAGCCACATTCGCATCCTCATCCCCGCCTCCCAACGATTTGTTGATTTAGTTACACTTATAATATCAACAATTTGTTGGTTTGTCAATAGAAATTCAAGCGATTTGTTGATACTATTGTTCTATCAACTTTTTGTTGATAGAATAATTAAGAGGTGATGATTATGGATATTTATCGGCTTAAAAGGTTACGTAAAAAAACGGGATTAACTCAAACAGAATTCGCTACTATTTTTGGCTTTTCTAACCAACGGTATAATTACTATGAGACAGGAAAACGAGAGCCTGATAATGAGACACTTTTAAAGTTTGCTAATTACTTTAATATATCTGTTGATTATCTACTTGGGAATACTGATGACCCGACCCCGCCAGACGCAAAAAAAGAAGCCTCTCCATACAGCGATAGAGAGACTTTAAAATTGGCGCTTATTAAGGCGGGTATTATCCCGGAAGACCGCGATTTAACTAATGAGGAGTATGCCCTGCTGTTTGGCGCTGCTAAGGGCCTTTTTGAGGGTACTGATAAGTAAATTGATTGATTCTTGTTTGTCTATGTTTTGTGATAAAGCAAAATTCCAGATTTCCTTATCAATATAAGCAATTAAGTTATTTGTATTTGATCGCATATACTGTCCCTCCTGTTAAGTATCCTTATACCCCGGCTTCTTTTCACAGGATAGCGCGATGAACATTTCCCGTGTCGATGTCAGAGGCAGAGGTAGTGCGATGATACATAATAACCATCTCCTAACAATTTACATGTACATATTGTAACATAATATTCTACAATATTCGACAAAATTATAACATTTGCCCATTGTCAATTTATGGTAATTATTAACTGGTATTCAAAACTGATAGCCGCTACTTGTCTATAATAGCAGAATCTTTTTGTCTTGTCTCGCATTTGCCCTAAAGTTATCGTATTGCGTTATAATATATTATTTTACGATATAAAGGGAGTAGCGGGTCTTGGAAACTCATTATTTAAGCACTGGCTATTTATGCAGCCATACTGTATAAATATTACACCTGTTTGTTTTGCTTTTTGCTGATTTGATGATTTCTATCGAAAACAGCAAAAAGCCCGAAAAACCGCATAACTACGCAATGGGAACTAGTTCCCATTAAAATGTGATTTTAGTTCCCATGTTCCCATTAAATTTTCAACAATTCCACACCGTGGCGGGCGCGTTTTAGGGCCTTGCAGGTCGTTTTCTTAAAACATTGCTGCACAATTTTAAAAGCCGCTATTTCCTATAATAAAAGGAAATAGCGGCTTTTTGCTTGTGATTCTTAAAGGCTAAAAATTGCTTTAAAGATATTTTTAAGGTAAATCCAGGCTGATGCGGTGGCGGTTGGAAAGCAGGCTTTTTGCCCGGATTTTGTTTGCACGATAAATGAGAAAAATAGATTTATTCCCAACGATTAACGGAGAAGCGACCTCAAAAAACGGCTAAACTATGCGCATTTATGGGTATTCCCTAGCATTAACTAGTATTAACGGTCAAAAATTTGGATTTCTCATTTATCGTGCAAAGCTACAACTGAACGGCGGCAAGCTCCCCCGCATGGACGCACTCAAGGCCGAGGGCCGGGAGCTTGCGGCAAAGAAAAAAGCCGCTTACGGCGAATACCGGGCGGCAAGAAAAGATATGCAGGAAGTCATAACGGCAAAGGCCAATATTGACCATCTGCTCGGCCTGACGGACGGACAGAGAATTGAACCACCACCGGCTGGAAGCCGGTGGATTCGACTGGCGGCTGGAAGCCGCCTAAAGCACGGGGGTATTCTACGGTTAACTTGCTTGTAACTTGCCGTTCTATTGGTAGCTCGG